TTAGAGCTGTCATATGAATATAAACTTTCGTTTAATTGATCTCCGTTAATAAATACATCAAAATCACCTTCAACTGTTGGTAAAGGGCTAAACGTTAATGTAACATAACTGTTTGAGTTTATAGTAGAATCTACCGTAAACTGATTTGCGTTGTTGTAATATTGCTGTTGTGTTCCTGTGAATAAAGGCATGTTCTGTTATTTTTCTTGTTGGACGTTTTGTGCTTCTTCTTGAGCGGCTATTGGATAAAGCTGAGGATCTTTTATTGTTATACCAGCTAGTTCTAATATCTTTATAACTAATTCAGACTCTTCAGACTCATGTAGCTCAAAATCTACAGCAAGTGTAGCGTTGTAAAGAGCTTCATCTAAAACAGTAGTATAAGCCCATTGTACTTTAATTGGCTTAGCTATATAGTTACACACAACTGTGTCACTTGCACCTATTGTTGTTGGATAAATTTGTATTAATCTTTTTCTATTTACAGCTGTTGATCCTGAGTTTCTAACATAAACAGGATATGTTGTTGTTGGGTTTGTTAATGGGGATGCTAATATGTGATGTATTTCGTTTTGATTTATTTTGTCAATTTCAACATAACTACCACATTTATTAGTATATAATTCTCCCATACGATAATGATCTGGTAAAGTACCTACACCACCGTCTGCCATAACTACGGCTGCTCTGTATTTTTCAAATATATCTATTTTTTCTTGAATAATATCTACCATGTCTGCATGAACCGAATCATTGCCAGGCATTTTTAAAAATTGATCCAAGTCATAAAAGTATTGTTCGAATATATCTAATTGAGCTTGATTAGCAAACAAGTTAAACTCTTGAGGTGTTATATAACCTCTTTGTTCTTTGTTAGCTATTGCTAAAACTCTTTGATAAACTGTATCTACACTAACTGCCATATTTATTTTTTTTATAGTAAGTAACCACCTCACAGAGATGGTTACCTCTATAAGTGATTGTTATTTTAATCTTTTTTCTAAATTACTAAAGACTTCTAAACCTTCGTCTGTTTGGAACCACGCAGCTAATGCTGAATATGGGTGCTCATCAAATGGCACTGTCATTAGTTTTCTGCCGTTGCTAGCCCAAGTAAACTGTCTATTATCAGGCGACAATTTAATCAAGTTCGCTTCCGCTGCTTTAATACCAAAGTTTCTTAGCTGTACATTTTCATCTTGTGCTAAGCTTATAAATAAAGCTGGATTTCTTTTAGCAAATAAAAGTAAATCTCTTTTTAGTTCTTTGGATGTCATTTTTGTGACTTTACTACCAAGCTCTACTCTTAATATACCTTCAGCTATATCTAAATCTAAATCTTTAGCTATAGTTAAAGCTTCTATTTCAAGCTCCATGTAATCTAAGTCATCACTTGCTATCTCAACCTCGTTATGTTCTTGATATATAACATTTTTAAGAGGGTGATAAATTGAAAGCATTTTTTGTAAAGATTGCTCTCTTGCAGGTACTGATAAAGCACCATCTCTAAAAACTATACGACCTAAAGTGGCCATACCTTTTTGTTCATCTACCAATGGTGATGGTTGATTAGTAGCGTATCTTAATTCTTTTTGAAAACCCGCTTCTGTATCGAACCATAATAATGGTTTTCTTCTAGTATGTTTACTAGGCAAAGAAAAAACTAATGGTTGTTCCTTTGTTGTTAGATAGTAAATTCTATCTTTTATTTCCCATTGTGTACCTACTGGTACTCCAACGGCTTGTTTTACTTGTGACATAATATAATATAATTAAAAAGTTTATAAAAAAAATAAAAGGGTTGGGTGCCGAAGCACCCTTACCTTTTAAGTACTATTGATTATCCTTGGATACCATCAGTAGATTTTAACAATACAAAGTTGTTAGCTGCTTGAACACATAAACATCTCTCAGATAAGAAATGTACGTTCATTGCATCTTCGTCGCTTGTATAGTTACCTCCAACTGAACCAGTGATCCATGATTTCATTCTTCTATCGTCAGCTTCAGAAGCTCTGTATCTAACGTGTAAGAATGGTCTTTGGATGTTTTTACCCATAATCTGATCGTAAACTGTTGAAGTTCCAGCAGGAACGATAACACCTTCAATATCAGCTACAAGTCCTCTAGTAGTTGAATCATTTAAGTATTTCCAGTCAGTTTTGTAGAAGTCATAAGAACCTCTTCTGAAACCAGAGAAACCTAAATTTAACGCCATTTCCTCAGAGTTGTTGAATACTCCGTAAGAAGTACCACCAGATCCGTAAGAATTTTGAGCAGCAAGCATGTTGTCAATAGATAGAGACGTAGCTCTGTCTAAGAACATCATGTTTTCTTCAATTGATCCTTGCTTGTCAAGCTCTTGTAAGATGCTATCAAATTCAGCAAGCCCAACGTGAACTCCACCGGAGATACCGTCATCAAAATCAGCGTTGTTGTATACTAATCCTCTTGAGCTAATAGCAGCAAAAAGACCTTCAGATCCAGAAATACCTGAAGCAGAGATAGCAGAAGAAGATGCTTTTTTCTCAGCTTCAATCATAGCCATTTCTAATTGATCTTCAAATCTAATTCTTGCTTCGTGCTCAGATTTTAAGTACCATAAGTATCCAGAAGTACCAGCTTCAGTAGCAACTTCAACCCACCCAATTTGAGCAGTGTCAGATCCATTTACACTGTACTTGTCTCTTAGAATAATTGGTTTATTCGAGAAAGAAGTAAATGTTGCATCTTTTTTGTTACCAGCGTTGCTTGATCCTTTTGCATATTCTGAACCATAAACAAATACTTTTACAGCAGTCACAGCATCAGCGCCGATACCTGAAATATCAGCAGCAGTGTAAGGTTGTGCAGTTATAGTAGTTGTACTAGGTACAGCAGATACGTAACATTTTAACGTTACACCACCTTTGCTAACGATGATAGTATCACCGACGCTTAGTAAGTGAGCAGCAGAAAATGTTAGTAAGTTTGCAGAAACGTCAGTACCTACGACATCGTCGTAAGCTACGTGGATTCTACCTTGTTCAGACCATACGACCTCGTCAGAAGCCATAGGCATTTCAGCACCGACCATAGATAAGAAACCAGAAATAGTTCTGTTTCCGTATCTTTCAACTTCTTTTTCATAAACTTCCGGTAGGAATTGTTTTGTGAAATTAAAGTCGTTGCCAGCGATTGATAAATAATTTGAACCAAATAAAGTTTTATTCGGTCTCGGCGTTAAGTGCGATAACTCCGCGCCTGTTCCAGCTAATGCCATAATTTTTAATTTTTAAATTGTTAATGTTATTTTCTAATCTTAATCTTAAAATCAGAAACTGTATCACCAGGAACAGCTTTTACAGACCAACCAGAAGTAGGTATCACATTTGACTGTGCTTCCCTAGGATCCATGTTGATATTTTTAGACTTAGCTATACTATCCTTGATAGCATCTGCTTTGCCCTGTTCGTAAAAGTGTTTCGCTACAGCGTCAGGATTATTAGCAGTAAATAAAGATTTATGATAACCCGTAGCATCCTTCATATTTTCATTTTTATCAAGAAACTTCTTAATAAAATTGTTAATATCGCTTTGGTCATTTTTAACCTTGTCACTATCTTTTACATTAAACCTAAACTTTTTTTCACCAATATTATATTCAAAACCTTTGAATTTATCGTTAAAAACCTCGTTGGTTTTATTTAAAAAGTTGGTTTGTTGTTCCTGAACTACCTTTTGTGTAGTTTCTGCTTCTTGATTGTAACGGTTGAAAAAATCAATTGCTTTCTTTTGCTCAGGCGCTAACCTGCTTCCAGCTTTAATTTCTTCGTAATATTTAGACTTTAGCCCGTCTAAGTGGCTTTTAGCACTGGCAACTTGCTCTTTTAGTGCTAGTTTTTTTCTTTTAATATCTCTTTCCTCATCAATTTCTTCGTCATATTCAAAATTGTCTTCCATTAAAAAACCAATTTCATCATCATTTAAATGAGGTTTTGTTTGCTTGTAGTATTCCTTAAGTAAAGATTTATCATCTTTTTTAGAGTAATCTTGATTTAATCTAACATACTCTTCTAAGCTTCCGCCAGTTTCATTCATAAAGTCCACGACTTTTTGTATGTTTTCTGGTAATGGTTCAGATGTGTCTTGAGCTTCTTGTACAGCTTCTTCTACTTGTTCTTGTAGCTCCTCTGTTTGCTCTTCAACTTCTTCATTTGTAATCTCTTCAACTACTGAAGTTTGCTCTTCTTCTTTAACCTCTTGCTCAACAACAGGTGTATCTTTTACCTCTGTTTCTTCTACAGGAGTAACTTCTTCTTTTTTTGAAAGATCAACCTTAATAGCATCGTTGTCTTCATTTTGATTGACTAATTGCTTTGGTCTTTTAGGTTTTTCTTTCATTTTCATATCTCCACCCTCTTTTACAGGAGCTTCGATTTTAGCATCAGTTATAGTTTCACTATCTTTGATTGCTGCTTGTTCTTGTGCAACTGGTTGAATTTCTTCTACAACCTCTTGCGGCTTTTCTTTTTCTGCCATAATATAATATTATAAAATTAAACGATTATTATCTTGGGTCAAAACTACCTAGATTACCTAGGTTACCTAAACTATCATTACCCATTGATTCAAACTTTTTAGGTGATTTATTGTTATTTCTTTGATCTATTAGCTCAGATTGTTGACTAGCTTGTATTCTAGTTCTTTCATCTTTACGATCTTCTTTATTTGTTTCTTTTTGTTTACCTATGTTAAGCTCCATGTTTTTAAGTCTCATATTAATCATAAACTCATGATTCATAAGATCTTTCTTGATTATAGCCTCTTGTTGCATTTTCTTTTGATCTAGCATCATTTTGGCTTCTTCAAGTTGCATAGTGCTTTGCATTAAAGCTTGGTTTTTTTGTACCTCAGCTTCTGCAGCTATCTTTTGAGCTTGTGCATTAGCGTTTGCTTGAGTTTCTATATTTTTTTGTTGTAGCAACTCGTCTCTTTCTCTTTTCTTTTTTCTTCTTACTTTTAGTAATTGATTAGCAAGCTTGACATTTTTAATATTTCTTAAATCAATAGCATCTTCAAGATCTATCATTTGCTGACCTAAAGCAACTTGTATATTGTTTTCAAGTAATGATTTTTCTTCTTCATCAGGAGATACGTCTAAAAATATACCAAAATCATATAGATGTAAACTAGCTATATCTTCTAACGTACCAACATTATGACCACCTATTTTTTGTATAAATGCTTCTTTTGTTGGAGAGTATTCTAATATATCAGATATTCTTAATGATATTGATTCAGCTAATTCAGCTGTAAGATATAAACCAGAGTTCAATATATGTCTAGTAGCGGTGTTACTATTAGCAGCAGCTAGTTTTTGAACACCAACTAAAGCTCTAGAATCAGGAGTACTACCATCTCTAGCTTCGTTTAAGCCGGTTGTATCTCTAATCATCTGCATGTAATAGTTGTAATTCTGTATTAACACAGGTATTTTACCACCACCATTACCACTTGTTATTTCTTGAATAGGTATTTTACCAGGATTCATATCTCCTTCTGACGTAAACGATCTACCTATTACGGAACCAGTTTGAAAAAACATATTCAATGCTTCTTGTGGATTATAATTAGTTCCGTTACCTAAATCTATTTCAGCTAAACCGTCAGCGTCTAGATAAATACCATCTGGCACCATTCTTGATAATACTTGTTGTATTTTTAAATGAGTTAATTGAATCATGTCAGCAAAACCAGTTATACGCTTTACTAAAGACTCAATTTTACCTTTATACATTCTAGGAGCCACTAAATTATAATTCATTTTAACCTTAGTGTAATCACTTTTAGGTCTCATCATGTTTTTAGACATTTCCCATTTAAGCAATTTATCTGTTCCTAAAACCAAAGCTCCTTCATATAAAACCTCTAAAGATCTTTCAATTTTCTCAAATTGACCAACCATTTCTTGTATTGGTGGATCAAAAGTATCATCTCTTAATATAACTTTGCTACCACCACTCATGGTATCTTTAACTTTATAAACTTCATTCATGTAAGTTTTATAATTAAAGTATAATACCTCTACAGTGTTATTATCGTTGTTATCGTTAGTGCTAGCTGTAGTATACCTAAAGTTAGATTTTTGATTAGGTTGCTTTTTTATTTTTAAAAGTTGCTCTTCATCTAAATTAGGAAACTCCTTTTTTAATTCATTTATAGGTATTGTTTTTACCTCGCCAATGTAATATATATCTTCAAAATAAGGATTTTCAGTATAAGAGTAAACTATATTTGCAGGATCCACGTATTCAACTTTAATACCTTCAGCTGTTGTAAATTTATCTTTTACACAAGCTATACCAATAGTTGTTAAATCATAAAATAATCTTTTTCTTGTTTCTTCAAACTTATTACCATTTAATATAGTTGTTATGGCTTGTTCCTCTGCTAGTTCAACTTCTTGCTTGTAACTAAGTTGCATATGTAAACTTAACTCTTCTTCACTATCGGGTAGTTTTTCAGGTGGATTTTCCTGTAAGTTTATACCTAAAGAGTCTTGAGCAAACTTTATAAGCTCTTGAGTTTCTATGTCTCTCATTACAGATTCCATATACTCTGTTCTCTTACTCATACCGTAAGGATCTTGAGAATATGCTTTTATATCGTATGTTCTTTCGGCCATACCATTAACTACAATATCAACAAACTTAGGTATTATAGGAACTGGTTTCCAGTCTAAATTAAGATAAGACAAATCACCATTTATAGATAATTCATCTTTATATTTTTGTATCGACTGTTCTCCTCTAGCATATAACCTTAACTTATGAAACTCGTTTTGGTTGTTATAAAATCTATTAGTACCAGAATCACGTTTAAACCATTCCGCTTCTATAGCTTTGGCAACCTTTAAACCGTAGTCAAGCCCGATCTTCTCAGAGTCGCTAACAACCTGACTTGGAAAATAACCTTTTGATATTGATTCTGCCATTTTTTAATCTATTAGTTTTGAGTGCATACCTTTGTTTTTATATCTTGATATGTTTATGTTTAGTTTTTGTTTTTTTGATCTCTTTCATTAGATCAAATAGTTTTTTGTCCTTACTCATCGAATACTCCAAAAGGCACACCTTTAATGTCCATGTTCTTTAGATACATCTTCACACCTCTAACTAACTCTTTTGGTGATTTAGGTTCGTAACCATTTTCAGATATAAATATCGCCTTCATCTGACCTGGTGACATATTAGTGAAATCGACATCACCACCTTCTGCAAGTCCAATAGCTTTTAATTCTTCAAGTGGAGCTATTCTAACGTAATCTTCCATAGAACCTTTGAAGCCATTTTCTTTTGCCTCTTCAAAAGCTCTTTCCAAAGCATTCATTAATTCTAGCTCAATATTAGTCAT